ACAGGAACACCTTCCAGTTGCATTATTTTATTGAATTAGTATAGCACTTTCCCATGGGAACATCAAGGTTTCTTCCTAAAATATTCATCGGTTTCTGCAAAAGGAATTGACAAACCTGCCTGGATATGATAAGATGATTCACGGCTTTGGAGGCCGGCATTCGGAGAGATGTCCGAGCGGTTTAAGGAGCTGGTCTTGAAAACCAGTGACACAGCAATGTGCCGTGGGTTCGAATCCCACTCTCTCCGCCATTTTTCTCCGCATATCCTGTTCTGACCGACCTGCGGAAGTACCCAAGTGGCCGAAGGGGCTCCCCTGCTAAGGGAGTAGGCGTCTAAAAAGCGCGCGAGAGTTCAAATCTCTCCTTCCGCGCCAAAGTACCGATTTTAGCTGTTTTAAAGCTAAAATCGGTACTTTTTTATGCTTTTCGCCCCATTTTCTGCGTATTTTCAAAAAGCGAAAAATCACGTTATGACACGCTCTGTAACATAAAATCATTTCCCGTATGCTACATTGTATGCTACAAATTCAGTGCAATGCGAGGGGACTCCCCTATTTTTTGCTACATGGACTTTATTTTCCGAAGCATGGAATCATAGACTTTTCGGTTCACAAGCGATAATGTGTCCATAAGTTCATCAACGACCGCCCAAGCCTTTGCCGGGTCTTTCCCAGCTACCGCAAGTAAAAACTCACTGTCCCCGTACTCGCCCACGGTAGCCGGTTCTGCGGTCACAGGGGCGGGAGCGCCGGAGTAGGAACCCACATACCTACCGCCGTCGCCCCGTTCCTCTTCCTGCATCTTATCGCGTATCACATAAAGATCTGCCAGTTTGGCATAATTGGGATAGCTGGATTCCTCATATTCCAGCCGCGCTATCTCCTTGCGGATCTCGGCTTTATCCAGCATATCATATCCCCCTTATGCCCGCTCGATCTGCTCCATGCAGCGGCGGATCGCGTCACGGGTTTTATCGTCGTCCGCGTCGCGCATCATATCCTCCAGCTGCGCGCGCATATGCTCGCGGGCATCAGCGCGGGTATAGCGGCCCATTGCGTCACGGCGGCGGCCACGGTAAGAGCTGCCCCGGCCGTAAGTACCGCGCATATCCGCCTCCCACTCGCCATCGCGGGAATAGCCGCCGTCTTCAGCCATCTCGATCTTGTAGGTATTCTTGATGGAACTCGTCAGCTTCTGGATCGCGTCCAGATCGCCCGCAGACATTTCACGCTTGTCGGCGATTTCGTCAAGCTCTTTGCAGAGCATTTCACGCAGGTTTCTCAAATCGTACATATTGCATCCTCCTTTCACGATACGCGCTCGACGATCATATTGCTATTTGCGAAACTGATCGCCTGCGCGCTGGTGTTCTTCGCCGCTACAGTCAGGCAGCAGCCGCGCGGGACTTCCACGAATGTGGAAACGAAGATGTTGAAATAGTTCTCAACAGCCGCAGGGGTTACGGCCGCTGTGGCGCTGCTCAGAGGTTCGCCGTTGATTGCAAGCGCAGCGGTAATGGTGCCTACTGTTCCGCCTGTAGGGATAGCGATATTCGCGCCAAAGGATACGCGGAACTTTGCCTTGCATTGCTGCGTAAGCCCGCGCAGCGTAACGAGCCCGCTTCCTTCGCGATGTACGATGCACGGCTTTCCGCAAGCCGCCGTGGAGATCAGCGGGACGTTCTGCCCAGCGGCGACAGTTTGAATCCCGGATGATGTAAATTCAGCCATAAAATCATTCCTTTCATAAAAAATACAGCGGCGGGACGATTGCCCCGCCGCGTTGCTATCGAGTATCGGCAATGGGGGCCGACCATTTTCGTGAGGCCACGAAAAAGCTCTACGATATGGAGTTGTTACGCGCAGTTGCCGCAGCCGTAGTTGTAACCACTGTTGCAGCAGTACGGATTCGCTACAACATAGGCCGGGCTGGGACTCGGGCGAAGCGTGGAAACAAGGTAATTGTTCTGTGCCGCCTGCGATGCCGCCAGCTGGTATCCGAAAAGCTGCTGGTTCTGCTCGGCGATCTTCGCGTCCTTCGCCGCAAGCTCCTGCGCCGTCAGACGCTGGTCGATGCTGCGGAAGCCGCAGTTCATCGCGTCGATGATGTCGCGCGTGGTGTTCTGCACGGTGTTGCGGGTGTCGCACGCCTGCGTCGCCATGTCGTAGCGCACCTGGGCGATTGCAGCGCGGTTTTCGCAGCAGCACTCCTGTGCCTGCATCGCCATGTTGTTCAGCTGCTGCATAAGCGCGGCCTGCTGATTACAACGAGAAAGTTCGGCGTTCTGGAAACCGCTGTTGAGGGCCTGCGTGGTCGTAGCAAAGCCGCCGGTAATGGCATTGTTCAGGGCAAACGTGGAATCGCAAATGCCGTTTGCCATACTGTCGAGTTTACGCTCAACACTTGCGAAATCGGACGTCAGCACGTAACCGTCCATCACGCCGCCGCTGCCATTGCCGCCCCAGCCGTTGCCGTTGCGTCCCCAGCCGAACAAAAACAGCACAATGATCCAGATCCAGTTATCACCCCACATCCCCATACCGCCGCCGTAGTTATTGGCAGGCTGGACGGGCATAGTCGGCTGAATGCCGCCATCAGTAAGACTCATAAAATTCTCCTTTCGTAGATTTTGAAATTTATCTCAATCGTGGCCACGAATTAAGATTCGTTTTATCCGAGCAGCTGCCGGAATTGCACAGCCATTTGCTGCATTTGATTCAGCTGCTGCTGCGTGATTTTCCCGTTCTGTACCAGTTTTTCTACCTCTGCTTTCGGGTCGCCCTGAAACGTCTGCTGAAACTGCCGGAATTGCTGCACCATATTTTGAAACTGCCCCATCTGGCCGGGCATCTGTCCGCCGCCGAGCGCATTAAACAGTGGGTTCATTGTCCGCCTCCTTCATCTTTCGCGGTCTGACGCTTGGAGCGGCCAGCTTCGCCACAAGCTCGTCGAACTCCTTGCGCGTCACGTATTCCTCCATCATGCCTTTTCGCGCCGCCGTGGGCGTTATAACGGCCTGTGCGCGCTCTACAAGGTCGTAGGTCGTCATGGCCGGTTTCCCGCTCGCGTCGGCCTTTTTCACGTACACGACAGGCGCATTCATATCCCACAATGTAACGGCGTTGTTAGGCGCTACAATGAAGTCGTTCGCCGCCTGCTCGTTCGGAACCCAGATGATCGACTGGTTCTGCGGCTGCTGTGGCTGCGGCTGATAAGCTGGCATCTGCGGCGCGGGCTGATACTGCGGACGCATCTGCATCTGCGGCTCCTGCATCTGCGGCATGGGCGGCTGATTGTAAATCGGCTGCTGATACACATACGGCTGTTGTCCAAACATCATGTTTCCTCCTTTGCCCAATAAAACAGTGGAATTTCACTCCCAGAATCCCACGTGTCAAAATAAGTCCCATCCTCCACGCACACAACGTGGCTTGATAACGCCAGCACATACACGCCGCGCGGATGATCTGCGCAGAAATCCGCGACGGTATAGCAGTCCGGGCACGTGTTCGGTATCACGTTCCGCGTAAATCCCTGCTGCCGGAGGTAAGCGCTCCATACGCTGTTTGCGCTTGGCAGATCGCCCATGATCAGCCCTTGCAGGCACAGGCCGATATACACCTCGTCCCAGCTCTTCCCGGTCGCCTTTGCGATGGCCCGGACGGTGCAGTCCCCGACCTTCTGCCCGGCGGGGTTTGGATTGAAATAAGAAAAGCCCATACCGAACACTCCTTTGATGTATCCAGTATGGGCCTTTTTGCGGCTTCTTGTGCCTCAGTTGTGTATCAATTTGGTTCAGAATTTAAGCCCGTGGTTATTCCACGGGCTTAGTTTTTGTTATTGTTCGTTTACAGCCAGAATCTCCGCCGCCATCGCGGCCACATACGGCGGGCATCCCCGCCGCCCGCCGCACCAGTCCTGCACGGTGCGCAGCGGGATTCCAAAATACTGCGCAAATCCGGTCTGCGTCAGGCTGTACATCTTGATCAGCTCTGGAATCGTGCAGTGCGCGCCGTCCCAGATCCCGCCGAGCAGTGCCAGCCGCTCCGCCGGAACCTCGGCGTCTTCGGCGTCGCCCCAGACGCTGGACAGCGCCATATCGGAGACATAGGCGTCGCGGTCGGTGTATGCGCCGGTTTCGGCGTAGAGAGCAGCGCGGATTGCGGGTGTGAGTTTCATGGTGGTACCTCCTTATATTTTTTCAACCGTGAGCACGGCGCTGGACGTCAGTCGGCATAGCATACCTCCCACGCGCAGATGTTCGCCGCATCCAACGCGGCAGAAATCAGCGCTTCGGCGTCCACGCCCAGAACGCCGGAGATGGACCGCAGAACGCCCAAGACATCCTCCGAGGTGTCAACGGACGCACCGTCCATTGTGCCGTCTGAAAAATTCCAGCAGAAGCCATCAGCAGTCACGGAAAAATACACGCGGCTGCCAAAATCACCGCAGGACATATCGTCGACTTCAACGGTGACGAGCTGACCACCTATGTCGGCCACAATACCCCCAGCATACTGCCAGTAGCCACCACCATTATTTGCAGTGTCCGGGTTATAGTGGAGATTTGTCTGCGCTCCCCACGCGGAAACGATATTAAACATGTCTTCCATCCTCCAATTTTGTGCCGTATTTTGTTTTGCTTCATCTTCGGTGCTGGAACACCGAAGCGGATTCTCTGCTTCTAACGATCAGAAGCAGTACGCGCTGATGGGCTGACCGTCGATGCGGACGGTGGCGAGTGTATCGTCGCTGAAATCGGGATAGTCAGCGTCTTCAATGCTGTCTGCAAGTTCGTCCAGCGTGTAGCCAAAGTACACGCAGAATGCATCGCCCAGGCAGGCATCCATATCGCGGCAGAGGATCGCGGACTGTTCTTCCGTGTCACCAGCCTCGGTGGCAATGGCAGTGCAAGCAATGAGTTCGTAACGGTTGTTGATGATCTTGGTTTCCATGATGTACCTCTTTCCGGCTTATCGCCTTGCTTTATCTTATGGCCTTATTATACACGCAATGCGTGTAATTGTCAAGAGGAAAATGCGGAAATTTTTAAAAATAAGCGCCGATTTCTCGGCGCTTATCTCAGTTATACAGTTTGCTGGATGTCCGCTGCATCTCCCGCATGATCTCCGGCAGGCGGCGCTGGACCGTGGCGCGGCCCAGAAACAGCTCTGTTGCAACGTCTACCTGGGGAAGCTTATCCACAAAATAGAGCTGCGCGATCTTCTCATTTTCCCGGCCAAGATTGGCCTGATAGATCACGGCCTCCATATCCTTTCTGGTCAGCCTGCCCAGCTCTGGCGGCAGCTTGGCCCGCGCCTGCGGCGACATACGCCCCGCCTCCTTACTTTTCCTTGTGATTCAGCACAGCGATATTGCCCTTGTTGCTCACTTCGAGATCCAGCGCGGCGGCGAGATCCCGCACCTTTACGTAGTTCGTGCCGTTTTTCAGGATCCGCTCGACGGCGACTTCCTTGCCGTCCACGATGATTTTGCTCTTTTCTACCATCTCAGTTTCCTCCTCTGCATTTTTTCCATCTTCGAGGGCCATCACGGTATGGCCCGAGCTTACCAGTACGTCCCCGCGCAGGAGATTGGCGTCCGTCGTCAGATACTTGCTGCCGGTCAGCAGCTCGAAGTCTCCCGTCGCAGGCCAATCGTGCAGCATACAGTAGGTGGTGCAGCTGTTGCCCTGCTTTTTGTAGAGCGCGGCGACGGCCTCACAGCCTGCGGCCACGGCGCAGAGCGTCATGAGCGCGGAGCAATCCGTCTCCACTGGCTCTTCAATCTTGCTCACGTCCCATCGGACGGCCTTTGCGGCCTCGTACGCCGTGTTCCGGTCGCTCATATCGTAACCGATGTTCCGGTTTTTAATGGCCGCCTCGCACGTCTGCGCGGCCCGCGCAGCCTTTTTGCGGCTTTTGTAGCGCAGGACGCCGAGCCAGCGGCCATTGTACCAGTTGGAGATATTCAGCTCCCGCCCGGTCTGATTGCCGGGCTGCTGGTTGCGGCCGCCCGTCTCGCCGAGACTGGCCTGCCCGATCTTGATGCTCATTTCTGCGCATCCTCCTTTGTGGCGTTGTCGATCGCGTCCTGCGCTTTCTGGCTCTGTGTGCCAAAGTAAAACGCGATCACGACGGTATATACCATCATAAAGTCCTGCGAGATCTTCCCGGCGACTGCCATGTACGCAAATACCGCCGTCAGCACCAGTGTGACGATAGATTTGACGCTCAGCAGATTGCCGAGCCGCTTCTTGATGTTTTCCATATGTATGCTCCTTTCAGTCCTTTGTTTCGCTTTCGCTTCTCGTCGCAACCGCGTCAGAGATTGCGAGGTTCGCACGAAGCATTGTATCCTCCAACTTTGTCAGGGCGATACTTCTATTCCTTCCCGCCGGGAGCTGCATGATGAGCGCTTCCGCTTCTTCAAGCTTCCCCCGAATGCTTTCCGACAGGTGTTTATCCATCGGTTCAAAATTCACTCGCTTATACATATTGTGTACCCCTTTCGTTATTCTACCGGATCATTCTTTTTTGCAAAAACCCGCTTGAAGGCAAGCAGGCCAAGCTCTGTGATGGTTGCCCAGCCGGTAAAGCCGAGCACGTCGGACAGGTCGACCGACGCGCCGAGCTCCGGGCTGCGGATGACTGCAATTAGGACGGCGACGGTTTTCAGAGCGCAGGCCCAGACAATTACCGTCGTGATGAGCTGGAGCAAGTACACAACAATGGTTCGCGCCATTTCCCCCTTGCTCCACTTGCCTTTTACCCGCATATCTGCCTCCCAATTTATTGCGCACTGCTGTGCCCGCATTGCGCCTCCAGCTGGTGCAGGAATTTTTTCACGTCGCCGTTCCCGCCCATTTTTTTATACTTCTCTCCGGCGATCAGGCGCTCGGCCATTGGCATTTCCTCGCTCATGATCGTAAGGCGGAGGATTGCCAGATACTGCTCGTCCTGATGCTCCTGCATTTTTCCGAGCTTTTTGTCGATCTCGGCTAGATGCGCCTCCTGCGTTGTGGCCTTGCCGCGCTTTTTCTGAACCGCGCTGACGATGGCATTGACTACCGCCGTCAGCGCGGATGAGCCAAGCGCGGCGCAGGCGAGGGTGACGATGATGGTTTTGGTTTCCATTTTTCTGTACCTTTCTCTTTTATTTGCCGGGCTAATCGTCCGCCATTTTGATGTAGGTAGTGGTGTCGCTTGAATAGCTGATGCTTGGCAGCGTCGTGCCGCCGAGGACGGCGTAGAGGGCCGGGTATGCAGTCTGATCGAAGGTTGAGCCATCGCACGCGTGCCACGGGGCGGAGAGGACGCGGACGGTCGTAAGGATATCGCCGACGTGATAATTCGGCTCCGACAGCTTCCCGAATGCCTCATTTACCATCGGGTTCGCCGGTGCGTCGCCCGCTCGCCAGATCTTTGCAGCGCTCTGTGCCGTCAGCAGGTTTCCGGCCGTGAGCGGCGTCCCGGCCTCCAGCGGCTCGTCATCCGGGCGAAGCCATTCATACCGCAGAAGGCTTCCCGCCGCGTCATACACCCCATACCGGACAGCGCCGTTTGCAAGATCATTTGTGCCGATTCTATCCCGCATGGCTATTCCTCCAGCGCCTTGATGTAGGCATTGCTTCTTGTGTCCGTCCCGATGGTAGGGATTTCTTTTCCCGCCGCGCTATAATCGCAGTACGCCAGCCCATTTGATGATATGTATGCCGCTCCCCCGTCCGGCGATAGTGCAATACTGTCGACGCCGCTCCCCAGTACGTCTCCATATACCGGGCCGGATGCTGGAGCGCTGATCGCAATGATCTTTTCCGTTCGACCAGCACTTTCAGATTCGCTTGCGGTTTCCGAAAGCACTAAAAGCCCGTTTTCGTATTTGCCGTTCGTATAGTTGTCGAGCGAGTAACTATCGGTTTTGTAGGAAACTACCTTCCCGTTTTCCCATGTTGCACCGTAGTCCGCAGAATACCTGTATACCATATATCCGCTATACATCGTGGTTCCCGCACCAGAGAAAGCAGCGTTCACCAGTGCAAAAAAAGCAATTATATTTGCCCCACAATGGTAAGCTGACATCAAAGCGTGATAGGTGTACGTCGACGGCTGGTTGAAGGACGGAGTTAATTCTTTGATGTTTACGCTGCTGACTGCCTCCCACTTCGGGTTGATCAGGGTTTTTGCCTTTGAAGTCTCCAGTATGTCGCTGGTGCTACAGTTCAGCTTGTAAAAGCAGTCCTTTTCTTCGGCGTAAAATACAATTCCGCTGATAAAATCTGGGATGCTTACTATTTCCTTTGTTGTTTGGTTTACGTAGCTGGCACTTACTTGTCTTCCCGTGTAATTGTTATAGGCTCCGTATTCGCCTCTTACTACGTAGATATACAGAACGTTTGGCGTAATAAACATCTTCAGTCCAGAGCTTCCAGGCAGGCTGCCGCTTGCATATAGCGCAAACGGCGTATCAAGGCTACGCGTTGTGTACACTCCGTTTACCTCTGTGGAGTCTCCGGAAAAAACAGCGTAATAAGTGCCGTTTGCATACTGCACATCCGATACCAGCGAGAGTCCGGTCGGCATATCCGCCTGCTGCGTCCACGTCCCCAAATCGGGCGATGTCCAGAACTTTCTGTCGCACAGGCCGACCCATTCCCCATTCAGATACCACACAGCTACAGGCTGAATATTCGATGTCTTCAACGCCCACGGAAGCGGCGCGGCAGAGCTTCTGAGCACAGAAAACAATTTTGGATACTGCTCCTGCGATACAGTGCGCCCGTCGCACGGGAGCCATGCGTCGGAGAGGTCGGTGCGGGCGGTGATAGCGATGTCGCCGACTTTGGCCGTACCCTCCGAAAGCTTGCCGAGCGCGTCGTTCACGGTCGGGTCGTCCGGCTTCTTCGAGCCGGGCCAGATCTTCGCGGCGGTTGCATCGGATAGCAGATTTGCCTTGTTGAGTGGCGTACCCTCGACGGTAGGCGCGTCCTCGCGCTTGAGGTATTCGTAGTGATCGAGCGTGCCGTCGGCGTTATACACGCCGTAGCGGATCGCGCCGTTGGCTAAAACCTGTGTTGGCTGCCTATCTTTCATGTGAGTAATCCTCCTGTGGCGCACTCCGCCGCGCCGGTGTGGCGAAAAGATTTTGCAACGTTGACGATTAAGTCTTCGCAGAGCGCAAGAATGCGCTCGATATCGTTTGCATCGGTGTAGGTCAGGCGGCCCAGCTGCGGCGCGTCCGGCGTCCCGGCAGGATACGCAAGCGCGTCGCGGATGGATTGCACCTGCTTGCGGTATGCCTCGGCCTGTGATACCGTCATAATGTCCGTTACGGCCCAATCGGTTTTAGCCGTCCACGCGATGCTCTTGCCGCAGATCGAGCTGAGGCGCCCCGCCAGATAGTTCAGGGCGGTTCCCACGCGGTTCATGTCGCTTGCGTTATACGCGCCCTTCATCCCGGCCAGCCATTCCGCCCGCTCGTCGGAAGTCATGGCGGCAAAGCCCTTCGCGGCAAGCGCCTTGACGCGCTCCACGTCCGCCTGCGTCCGGTCGGTGACGAGGTTGTCAATGATGGTGCTCATGCGCCAACTCCTTTCGTTACGGCATAAATTCCGCCTCCGCTGAACGTCAGTTCCATACCGGTCTGCACAGCATTTTCGTTTTGTGCGAATGCGTCGGAGATTTTGATGGTGTCTCCGGTTTCGAGCGCTGGGTTGCCCCGGTTTTTCACGCTGTAGATCTTTCGGCGATTATACTGTGCAAGCAGCCACGCGGCCACACTCTGATAGTTTGCAGGCGCTACGCACGGGTTATTTACGCTCTTGATGTTTTTTCCGCTCCCGGCGGTGATTGTCGTATCGATATTCGCGTAGTCGCTCTTAATATGCAGCTCTACGCAGTCGACTGCCTCAGATATGGACACACCGTCATAGTTATAAAGCTCATCCGGCGTTATTTCTCCCAATACTGCGCCTGCTGAAAGCTCCGCGATGTGCAGGTTTCCGGATCGATCAAACCACACGGAACACATGGCCGCCTGCGCCAGCAGCCGGATCGCTTCCCGGCGCGTTGTTTTGCGTGGAACGGCCGGTACGACGGTTTTTGCTGCAGCCTCATCCCCGTAAATAACATTGATGTCGTATCCATCCAGAACCGACGAAACTGCGGCCTGAAGCTCACACGCGGTAGCGTTTCCATTCTCATATGTCGCACGTTCGAGTGTTGCTGCCATGTCATTTCCGATAAGCTGTGCCGTGACGCCGGAATCCCGCGCCGTTACGGACGTAAAAAAGAACTCGCCAACGTCTATGCTCTCTCCGTTTACAATGCATCTGGCAAGCAATTTCTGGCCATCCTGAACCACGGAGAAAACGCCGTCCGGGTTCAGAATGTTGTACCGATGATCCGCGTTGTCGAACGTAAAGGAAATCTGCCGGGACGGGAACGATTCGCAGGAAACGGATGCTTCCTCTATGATCTTCACGTCGGCCATTGTGTCGTTTTCGTAGGTTTCCGTCAGGCCAAAATCGATCTGCCGCAGCCGGGCGCGTGTCTTTGGCAGGAACGTCTTGTCAAATCGAATCGTCAGCTTTGTGTAATTTGCGGCAGTCATGCTGATGTTCTGCCGCGCCTGCGTGATCATCTTTGTTCCGGTTGTGACCGTCGATCCGTCGCTCGCATACGCGGTAATTGTGATCTGCGCCGGGTATTGGTTCATTTTTTCATCAAACAGCATCGCCCAACCAATCGTGGATACCGGCGCGGAGAATTCAAACGTAATTGTGCTTGCCATTTCGGCGCTCTCGTTTGATACTCCTCCGCTCCACCAGCCAATATGCTGCCCGTCAAAGCTATCGTTCGGAATATCGATTGTCCCATCCAGAACCCACCGGTTTAATTCAAGCCCAGCGAACTTCCCGGATATGGTTTCTCTGTCGCTGATCGTTTCGGCGGCGCTTGTGCCTGGTGCCGAATCCGATGCAGAGGCCGTACCGTTCTTCTTTGCCGACGGGTCGACAATGTAAAACCGGACAAGCATACCAACCTCACGCACCGGTGTAAACGGTGCGTAATTGCTCGATACCTTCTGCATCAATCCACCCCTTGCTGTGTCGCGGAGATCGTGACGCCGCACCACTGAGACACCCCGTCCTCGTCATAGATGATTGCCTTGTATTCCGGCTGTTCAAAAAGGAATTCTCTTGTTTTGTCGCCGTCTACATCCGGGTATGTCACGCTCAACACGTGTTTCGTGTTGATCATGCTGCGGAGCTTCCGCAAATCGGAAACGGATAGCCACCCGGTCGGGATTTTCAGCTCATTTTTTACGCCGATGATGTCCATGACGGTCTTTCCGGATGCCATTGTCGCGGTTGCGCCAATATCCTTTGGCTGAATCGTGAACACGAGATCACGCAGAAGGGTGACTGTGTTTGTGCCGTCCGTGATTTTAATTCTACGCAAGTGACACACCCCTTTGCAGAATTTCGCCTCGCAGCGGGTCAAACAGTACCCGCGCCAGCGTTTGGCCGTCAACGACAAGATTCACCTGTGTCAGCGGGTTCGGCTGATTATTGGCAAGCAGGCCGTTCACGACGCCGACAGAGGACTTTGCCGCACCGGACACAGAAAAGGACGTTGTGCCGAAAGTCATTTGATCCTCGATATCCTTCCGAACGTCAGTCATTTCGCGGTCAAAGCCCTGCCCAAGTCCTTCTGCCATGTAGCCGCCGATTCCGGCGAAGACTTTAGACGGGGACGCAATACCGAGGATGCTCTTGACGCCGCTCACAAGGCCATTGACCATATCGCTTACCGTCCGCTTTAGGCTCTCCCACATATGCAGGAATCCGTTTTTGATACCGTCAACGATATTCGTTCCGATGCTGCCCCAATCGTAGCCGAGGAACGTATCTACAATCGATTGGATCAGCGTTGGAATTGCCAGAATCAACTCGGGGATTGCGCTAATAAGGCCCTCAATAAGCGCCATAATGATTTGCGGGCCGGACATGATGATTTGCGGAAGATTGTTAAGAATCCCCTGTACAATCCCGATAATAAGCTTTGGCGCAGCCGCAGTAAGCTGCGGAATGGATTTAATCAGGCCATCAATCAGCGATTTAACAAGTTTTGCGCCGGATTCGATGATTTTGGGGAAGTTTTCAGTAAGCGCGGTGATGAGATTTGTGATAATCTTGGGAGCCACCTCAAGCAGCCTCGGGACGGCATCAATGATCCCGTCCGCCAGAGCGAGGATGATCTCAAGCGCCGCATCTACCAAATTCCCGAGATTTCCAGGGTCGGTCAGCGTTTCAGCGATTTTGATGATTGCTTCTGTTGCCGCCGGGATCAATTCCGGAAGCGTCTCCGTAATGCCTTGTACCAGAGAGATAATAACATCTATACCGGTTTGAATGATTTCCGGCAGAAGCTCGACTATGGCCGGAACGAGAATCCCAATTGCCGTCGGCGCGATATCGCCCAGAACGGTAAGGATCTCCGGGAGCGCGGACATAAGCCCAGTAACCAGATTTGATGCGCCCTCAATAAGCGAGGGAAGGGTGGATCCGAGTATGCCCGGAAGCTGCGTGCTTACGGTTACCATCAGCGTAGTAATCGCCTCCACAATGCGCGGCAAAAGCTCCTGAATGCGCGGGATCAGGTTATTGCCCGCAACGACAATGGAATCCGTGAAGTTGCCCACGAGAGTTCCGAGATTCTGATCCGGGTCGGCGAGGCCGGTCACGAGGTTCTTCCATGCGGCTTTTACCATACCGAACGAGCCTTGAATTGTGGACGCGGCTTCTTTTGCGGTCGTGCCGGTGATGCCCATTTCGGTCTGCACGACATGGATTGCATCTACGATATCCGCATAGCTGGAAATATCGTATTTGATACCGGAAATTTTCTCCGCATCTTCAAGGAGGCGCTGCATTTCGGCCTGCGTGCCGCCGTAGCCGAGCTTGAGGTTATCAAGCATCGTATAGTTTGCTTTTGCGAAGCCCTGATATGCATTTTGGATTAAAGTCATGTCCGATCCCATTTTGTTGGCATTATCGGACATATCAGTCAGCGCCAAATTTGCTTTTTCTGCCGCTGCACTGGTATCCCCATCGAGAGACTGCAGCAGGGATGCAGAAAAGCTTGTCACCGTCTCCATGTACTCATTCGCAGACAGCCCAGCGGTTTTGTACGCGTTGTTTGCGTACTCCATGACTTTATCTTGGCTATCCTTAAAAAGCGTCTCCACGCCGCCGACGAGCTGCTCATAGTCTGCGTATGCCTGGACCGCCTTTGTGCCGATTGTGCCGATTGCCGTCGCCGCTGCCGTCACGCCGACTACCGCAGCCTTGCCGACAGTAGCAAGGCCGTTTTTAATCTTCTCGCCGAGGCCGAATGTTTTCTTCCCGGTTTCGTCGATGCCCTTGTCTGCCTCGGACGTATCGGCGCCGATTTTTACAAAAAGTTCAAACAGATTCATCTTTGGATTTTTTCACCTTCAATCCGCACCGGCGTACAACGTCGGCTGTGATCTCCTCGCAGGTTCGGTTGTCCTGCGGCTTCGGGCTGATGATGTCGGTATACTTTGCCTGCACAAAGCTTCCGCCCGCGAATTTCGCTGTGTTTTCCGTGATCGTGCGCATACACTCCGCCGCATAAATGCGAAAGGCTGATTCCTCGTTCTGCCGCTTTATTAAAATCGGCAAAAGGCGAATCAGCCCTCCGGCGCTTATTTTTGGAGCTGCCAGAAGCGCAAGCGTTACGCTTTCGCCTCCGACGCGCACGATTTGAAAAAATCAGTGAGATCTTTGTCCTCTGCCAGTTCCCGGATCTGCCGCATTGTAACGAGAACGTTCTGCTCCAGGATCGCGTCAACTGTCACGCTGTTTACCACAGCCAGAATGCTGAACGCGTCTTCTCTATGCTTTTTCAGGATCAGCGGGATCCACTGGCCGATGCGCTGCACGCCGATTGCGTACCTCTCGCCGACTGTCTGCGGCTTTTCGTCGTCTGTCAGCTTTTTCAGGCTTCCCCTGAGTTCTTCGTCTGACACGATGTTCAGCGCGTATACGCTGATTTCGCAGAGGACATCTGCCGCCTTATCGGTGCTGAATTCCGAAAGTTTCATATCGGCCTCCTATCAGGTTTCTGCCGTACCGGCCTTGATGTACAGTTCATACGGCACGACATCCTGCTTTGAGATCGAATAATGCGCGGTGTATTCAAACGCCATCTGTCCCTTGCCCTTGTCGGCGGTTTTCAGCTGGAATCCGCCGGTAGAAAGCGCATTCATCAAACGGATTGCGATAAAGCCGCCATTGGTTGCACCGTTCTTGTCAGAGTAGTCGCCGACAAGCCAGATGTCCTTGAAGTCGGCACTGTCCAGGTCGCGGCGCGGAACAACTTTCGTTGCGTCCGTGCCGTCGATGTCCGCCGCCGCCATAAGGGATTTGGCAGATGTGGTCGTCACCGTGACAAACGTTCCGGAACACTTTACGTCCACGTCATCCAGCCGTTTCAGTTCGAGTGTATTCTTGGGGCAATTATCTACATCTTCGCCGTAGTCAGAGAACGTCGGTGTCGCCGCGAACGTAATGCCGCCGGTCGTTGCGCCCAGCTGATTTTCTGGTTCAAACGCACCGGTCGCCGGTGTGAAATCGCTCAGAATTACACCGGCGTTGATTTGCAGCTGCTTGAAGGTATCAGCAGGTATTTTTGTGAATTTCGCCATGAAATCAGTCCTTTCAGTTTGCGGTGATGTACTCGATTGTAATGTTCAAGTACCGCCGCTTGATATTTGCATCAGAATCGTCCCGGACGTTCTGACACCACGGAGATCCGCGCTTGATCCAGATCGCGCCGCCGTCGCACGGCACAAATACGCCGCCGAGGCCGATCGCGTCCGCGATCTCCTGTGCTTTTGCGTTTGGCTCCGCTTCCTGCGTGGTGTAGTACCACAGATTTACTGTCAGGCCGATTTCTCCGCTGTCCCACGCGCCTGTGATCAGTTCATAGGTCAGCCACGGGAAAACGGCGTCGTCCGGCACGCTGGACGCGGGATAGGCCGTCAGGAATTGTGAGAACCACGCGTGCAATGCTTTGTCTTTTGTCATGTTGGCAGTGCTTTCTTTTCAGCAGTGAAGTATTTCAGGGCAAAGCTAGCGGACTTCGGCGTCTGTTTGTCCTTCGGCTCGGACGTGACGCGGTACGTCTCGCCGGTCGTCTTGTCGCGGAAGAAGTCGTTATAATCGATTGGTACGGCTTTTTGCACAAGCACCGAGTAAACGCTTGTCACGCCCTCTTTCTCCGCTCTGCGCGCCTCCATGGACGTGTCAAGCGCCTGATAGTTCATAAACTCCGCGCCATCCGTCCATGTTGTGATATATCCGCCCGCTCCATCCGGTGTGCGGCTTTTTTCGAGCAGCACGCACGGGCGGGCAAAATCATCAAGTAAGCTCATATCAGATCTTCCTCCACTGGTTCATGCGCGATTTGAACGTCGTCTGCCATGTCACGGCCCCGCTCGCGGACGTGCTTCCGCTTGATCCCTTCGAGTAGCTATAGCCGCCGAAGCTTTCCGAGGTAAACGGGCTTGCTGCCGCGTCCCCGTTTTTCTCCTGCCATGCTCTGATCTCAGCTTCGAGGGAGAGGACAGCGGAGGGGACGGCCATCGGCCAGATGGAGCCGTTGAAAGTCTCATCCGCCATCCCGTAATCCGGGTACTGGTGAACGCCGTCATTGAAGACAGAACCGACGATCCGGAAGAATTGCCCTTCTTGCAGGAACGGCAGCGCAATGCTGCCGTTTTCTACTGTGTACGTTCCGCTGATCCGGTCCGTTTCAAACCAGTTCCGCAGAACTCCGCACAATTCGGTCAGCATTGCGCCGCCTCCTTCCTTACTTCGCCGTTACCGTTGCGTTGCCAGCCTTCTGCGCTTTGTAAGTCGCGTCAGCCTCAACGACTGTGATCTTCTTGCCCGTCGCTGCCGTGACATCGGACTTGCCGTCCCACGTCGGCCACGTTCTGACGTTCTGGCCGTAGGTGATAGTCTCAGCCGAATCGCCTACCTTGTACTTGTAGACGTTGCCGCTTGCTTCCTTCGCGGGCGTTACCATGATCTTCGTGTTGCCGGTTGCGGTTCCGGCTGCCGAAGTAACGGTCAGCGTGCCGAGCGACGGGGTCTCGTCAATGTCAGCAACGGCAATGCCGTCCTGATACTCCGCGAACAGGGTCATGCCCATGATTGCAAAGGACTCGGATACCGCAGTGGAGTAGTTGCCCTGCACGTGGAAACCGACAAGGTTGGTTTCTCCGTCGGTTCTGTAGTCGAGGCCAGCACGGGCGAAATCGCTGTCAGCCGGGTCGATATAATACAGAACGATGTTTTCAACCGGCGTCGCGATCACGCGGCCGCGCTTGATCTCATCGTCGGACAGCAGGAAAACCGTGCTGTAGCCCATGAAATTCTTGATGTACTGGAATCCGAACTCGGTCTGAATGGTGATGTCTGCGCCACCGAGGTAATCGTACAGGTCCATCACGTTCACGAAGCCGACAACGTTGGTCGCGGTGCGGTGCATCTGCTTGAACTTGTTGATAACAGCGCCTTTCGCCATCGCAAGCGCACGCTGCCAGTTGGTTTCGCTGACGGTCAGCAGGCCGGTATTCAGATAATCGTAGAACCGGTTCGTGACGTTGGTCTGAAGCTCATACAGGAAAGCTTCATCGGTCATCGCGACTGCGACATCATAGCCGTATTCCTTGATCGCCTCGATGGAAACCGCCTTCGCGTACTTTTCGACGTTGATGTTCGCATAGTCCTTCTCGATGACAGTCGCTTTGGAGTAGGGGATTTCTTCGCCCTCACCGACGCTCTGCGCGAGCGTCACGCTTGCGGTCTTGGATTTCAGGACGGTGCCCGGCTGCTTTTTGATGGGGCTCATAATGCCGAGAATGTCGCGCAGGTGCTGCCAGTTCCGCGCAAAGCGGGTTACAAAATCGATTTCACGAGCGGTTACCTGAACGTCGCTCGTCATGGTCAGGTTGTTTTTTGCTGCCATATTATTCTTCCTTTCCGAACAAATTGAGATTTGCGGCAATTGCTGCCTGCCGTTCAGACGCGTCCCTGATTTTGAAGATGTCGTCCCGGCTCATAGCGCCGCCGTTGTTTGCGGGCGGATCTTTGGTGTCCGCGCCCTTCTGCTTGGTGGTAACAACGAAGTCCGCCCACTCTTCCTTGATGGACTTGCGCAGCTCGTCGGCGTTCTTGATCTTGCCGTCTTCCAGCTCAACGCTGGTCAGATCGGTGACCTTCAAAACCGCGTCAATGCGCTTTTCGCTGATACCCGCAGACTTCAAAAGTTCCCGATACGCGGATTCCTTCGCGCTCTTGGTTTCCTTCTGCATCTGCTCTCTTTTGTAGTCGTCAAATTCCTTTTTGACTTTGTCGTGCTTATCCTTCCAGCCATCGTCGCCTTTGGCTTTCAGGTTTTCAAGCTCCGCCTGTACTCCGGGGAGCTTTTCAGCGTCTGCCTTATACCGCGCGAGATCGCTTTTCAGCCCGTCCACGGTATCGGTGTGCGCCTCAATGATAGTGTCCATCTGCTCTTCCGTCAGCCCCATGCCCTTCAGGAGCTTTCGCGTCAGTGCCATGTTCGTTCTCCTTTCCTTTGGCCGCAATTCTTCGCGGGCGAACGTATAATTTTACGTTCCAATTCTACCATGCAAAAAACAACGCAATCCCCCAGCTGGGGGATTCCGTTGTTTTTTATCCGTTTTTCAGTTCGTTTTCGATGATTTTCCGGTATTGCGCCGCATGGTCCGCTGCTGCGGGCTTCAAGTACGGCTGCGCCTTGTTGCCGTGCGTCCAGTGCCAGTTGCCCTTTGCGTCCTGATACGCCCACGGCGTAGGTCTCCCGCCCGGATAATACTTTCCGGTTCCGAGTTCGACGTATGCGGCATATTCCATATCACTTCCGATGTATGCAGCCGGTTCCCCTTCATCTACGCGGTGCGTGATACTGTTCCTCAGATTGCCGGTGTCCACCGGGCACAGCCGCTTCGCGTACTTTTCAGCCGTCATTCCAATCTTTTCGAGGGCGCGAATCAGCGCGTCGTGCATAGCAGACTTCACTTCTTCGGAATTGTCGATAAATTCAACGCTCATCGCCGATCACCTTCAAACACCGTTTCCATTCGCGTTTCTTTTCGGATTCTGGTTTCTGCTCAATGAGTGTGCATATAAGCGTACTCCATCGTTTTAGGTTCTCGCCGTTCGCATCTTTGTTTTCCAAAAACGCTAAAGTCTGCTTCATGGGGAGCAATTCCGCTCGCGTAATAAACGATTTCACAAAATCCCGAGAACAGCCAAGCTTTTCACATTTTGCGAACACGGCTCCAAGGTCTCTATTCTCTTGCAAAGCGTGTTTTTCGCGCAACTTTTTTGCGTACTCACTCAACGTCCATCACCATCCTTATGTAATAATGGTATTCGCCCATGCTTTCGTCCTCGCGGACTTCCTTAATCGTAAATGTTGAACCGCGCTTAAGTAAAAATTCGTACTCAGTATCTTGGAACTGCCCAGCAAGCTGATTGACATATGCTCCGCGCCCCGTTCCAGCGGGAATTTCGATATCAAGGATTGTCGGTTTTGCAGTTGCAACGCCATTGTTTCGGACAACCGTCGTGCTGGAATACGCCGATTCTCGAAATTTTTTTCCTATGAGTTCGCTCAAACTATCCTGAACGTCATTATCTTCCACGAGCCTATCAATAACGTCGTTCATCACGCCGCGCTGGACACGAATATTGTCTTTTAACTCATATCGGCTTATTGCGCTATCAAGCCCTTTTATTTGCTGTTTAACAAATTCAGCATTGATATTTTCCCAATCGCCAGTTTTACGCAAATATGAGTTTATGTCGTAATACCCGCCGCCGGTATAATCGCCGATAGCGTAATCTTCATCTTCCGTCAAAGACTTTTGCCATTGCGCATGCTTGCTGCGTTTCTTCGCAAGCAGCCCACGTTCATCTCCGTCGTAATAGAAGAAATCATTTGCCGCATCGCCGGTGTCAAACTGTCTGTATGTTTTTATTATAGCAGATTCCTCGCCATCTGCAACTTTATTTGTCCCTTGCTTCCACCCCGCCCATTCTGCGTATGTCATATTTTCAATAAGCTCATTTTGCTCTGTCTCTTGATTTCTGGCGCGGCGCTTGCCTCCGGAGGTGTCGATTCCTTCGATCTCGGATACCAGCGTGCAGCGGCAGTTATAGATTTCGGACGGGGGGCCGTTTGGGTCGCCTGGGTAGCGGCAGCCGTTGGAGAACTTTTTGTCGTTGTCCACGATCTCGCCGTCGAGCATGGCGTGGGCGTGGCGGGTTCTTCCGTCGAGCGTCGCCATCCATTGTTTTCTGCACTTGATTCCCATTTTTTCGGCAGCATAATAGGAATCCAGCCGCCCGGCGTTCTGTGCGCCGGTGACGGCTGTGCGGGCCGTCCGGATGGCGCTGTCGCGGTTCATGGTGGTAATGCGGCTTTGCAGATCATCCGCCATGCCTTTGATGCTCCGGCCCTGCAAAATGGAACTGGTGACGCTGGCCGTGATCTGCTTTTTCCCGTATGCAAGATCTATCCCGCGATTGAGCGCCCGCTTTTCTGGATAGTACGGCATAAGCTCCGGCTGCTCTGAGATCAGGCGCTTCACGGTCTGTTCGTCCCAGATATCGAAGCCAACGTCACCGGTGACCTGCTCAATGGTGTACGCCGCGAAATTCCGGTTCAAACTGTAAATGCCCGGCGTTGCATCGTTGACATACGCAACAGCAGCAACGTTTGCATTTGTCATGCGCTCGGCGACCTTATCCCGTAGCGCCTCAAAGCGCTTTCCACGCCCGATCTGCGCAAGCCGCCATTGCTTGTATTGTTCCTCTGTGATATCGTCAGCGTCCAGCCGCGCCTTTTCCACCGCGTCGCGCGCTGCAAATTTACCGAAGTAATCCCTGATCGTATCCGTCAGATCGTTATACGCTTCCCTATATATCGCAGCAATCCGCTTTTCAAGCTTTGCGAGCTCTGCGTCGGTCATTTTCTGCCCGGCGGTGTTGCTTGTGCTCATACACTTCTATCCGCCCCGCCGAGCACGGCACAGACGAGGGTAACGATGATGGTCTTGGTGTCCATGGTGTTCTCCCTTCTTCTCGTAAATTACGCCTGTTCCTGCCAACCAGCCGGATATTCCGCTGGTGAAAATACATTCCCGTCAATCAAGCTGATGTAATGCTTGCCTTCAAACGTCACCTTGTCACCCTTATTGTAGGCATCATGCGCACCCGTAGGTTGCACAAATTCCGGCCATTCCTCTAGTGAAACGATCACAAACAGTGCCGGTGTAATATCCGGTGTCCAGTCTGCCTGTGAGGTATGCGCCTGCACCACGCGATATAATACGCCATTGTATTGCAGCCGATCATCGACCGCGTAAGAATGGCCTGTCACCCACTGTGGGAATAACTCTACTGCTTGCAGTGCATCCTCATCGGGTAAGCTAATAGACGCTTTTTCAATATAGGGTCTCAATGCTCTGGCTCTTTCTGTGTAACTCATCAATCTGTCTCCCCAAGTAAAATTTTCGCCGCTGTTTCTGCATCTGTGAGTGGCAGTGCCGCGCCCATTTCCTCATAGCTGCCTTCTGGCTCAGTACCTTTCAGCGTATGGTCTGTGAGATGAAACACCATGTCAGAAAGCACCTGATGTTCAGTTCCTTCTCTATCTGTAATAATCACAGCCATCTTAGCGCAAAATCCTTCTGCTTGATCTTCCTTGCACGGGACATAACAACCGTTGCCGTGTAGTCGAATGGGCACAATACTGTCTGCATACCCGGCAAACGCGCCGTCCTGTTTTACTGCATACATGGCGTCCCTCCAAATTTCTCTTGATAGATTTTCTCCAATCGCTCTGTACTTGCGGTTCTCAACCGATTTTTCCAGTAGCCGTTTTCCTGCCCCGGCCATTTTTCATCCGTAAAGTCTTCGCCGCAGCCGTTTTTTTCATACCAGCGATAAAGGCGTTCAAGCATTTCCTGCCGCATCGCGCCCTCTGGTGTATTCTGCCTAAAATGCTCCCATCCGTTTTCGGATGTCGCAGCGCATATCCGCCTGCCATCTGCTGCAAACAGGAACCCTTCAATCTCCGATACCGCAGTTCCATATCGGAGATTAAATTCTCCATCGATGCCATTCCCGCGGAAACGCTTATACACGATATACTCCATGCGCTTTTCCCTCATACGCAAAAGCCGGGTGGGAAGCCGAAGGAAGCGCGCGCGGTTCGGTCTTCGACTGTCCCGTTGGTGTTCACATTCTCGAAACCGTCGGAGCTGCTCGCAAGCGGAGAACGGAGCCACCAACGAGCGGCGGTGCTCGTTCCGTTGTGCTTGTACTTTACCTTGCTGTTTCCAGCGGAATAATAGGCGTACTGCGCTTGCTTACTCGCCTCGTTCGAGTTTGCTCTCGAAATGCTCCCGAAAACCTCAAACTCCGAGAGGAGGAAAAAGTAATCCTTTGTCGCCGTGACCGCACTCGCGGATGTGCTATTATTTCCCGTATTGTCCGTGTACTTGGTAACGGACTTTAGGACTGCACGGAGCGCCGCCGGAATGACTGCGATAATCGTTCCGGAATAGCTCGAGAGGCTTGTCCCGCAAATATTTGTACGCATTTGCGAGCTCGCCCATCCGCCGGAGTTCGTTGCACTACTGTTCATAGAGAAATAGCCGGTTGTCGAAACGGGCGAGGTATAGTAACTGTCGCAGAAACACACGTCCGTACCGCCGGAGAGCGCCGTTTTGCCTAACTGGAAATGAATACGGTTTTCCCCTTCTAGGCTCGCATTATGGTTGAATCCAATGACAAATGCGTATATTGTGTAATTAGATAGTGTAAGATGTCCAACCGTGCCGTTTAGCGTTACCGCCTTTCGGTCGCCAATGCTCCAATAGTTCGCGCCCTGTCCCGCGTCGGATATATTTTTTATTGTTTCCCAAGTATTTTTATTCAGTGTCGGATATACAAAATTAAGCGACACCGCGTAGCTGTCCGTGATAGCTACGGCTTTTGTGTCAGATGTTTTCCCGTCCAGCGTAGCGGATACTCTCCATGTGCCGATCTCCGGAACGGTAAGCGTACAAACTCCGGTGCTGTCAGATGTTCCGGTTATCGTTTTGGAGCCGTTTGTCGCCGTGACCGTCGCACCGGCAGATACTGTTACGATCAGCTGCAGAGCGATTCCGGTCTGAATCGTACCGATTACTGCGGCAAGCCCTTCGATGGTCTGTGCCGCAGGGGCTGTGCCTCCTTTGGCCTCCACTGCGTCATACGCCGCGCCGACTGCCGTGATAATGCGATCGATTTCTGTCTGTACGCTCATGTCTGTTCCTCCTTTAAATCGCGGCGAGGGCGTTTTCGATGTCGTCTGTCAGGCCGACTGTGCCGCCGGAGGTATAGCCTGCGGGAATGGCTACGCTGGTCTGCGTGAGGCCGTCGATGGTCTTTGCAATCGCGCCGTTGTTGGCCATGGTGCCCTCTACCTTGCTGCCATTGGCCAGCACGATGAACTTTCCGTCCAGCACGTCAGCGGCTGCGGCCGTGACGCCGGAAACGTCCTTGTATTTGGCCGGGATCGCGCCGACGGTTACCTTGCCGAGAACCTTGCCCTTCGTGGGCGTGATGTCCTGCGCGGCCTCGGCAGGCGTGGCGGACTTGGTTTCCAGCGCGATGGCTACCTTGCCCGTTCCGGAGTGCTTGCCCGCCGGTACGGTGTATTCCTGGTTCCCGGTCGTGGCGTCCAGCACCTTTTCGACCGCGCCGTTGTCCGGCATGGTGCCAGCCTGCGTCACGCCGTCGGCGTCGATAAAGACTTTATTCGCCAGCACGTCACCGGGCGCGGCGGTCGTGGCGGAGACGTCCTGGAAGTTTTCCGGGATCGCGCCGACGGTCACGCCGGACAGGCCGTAATAGCCCTGATCTGGTGTGATGAACTGCTGCTCCTTCGTCGGCGTGACGGATTTGGCCTGGAGGTTGTAGTTGCCGCCGCCGGAGACGCCCTTGACCGTGCCGGAGCCGTTGTGATATCCCGCGGGGACGGTGTAGGATTCGCCTTCCTTGACCTGCGCGTCAACCGCGCCCTGATTTTTGATGGCTGCAGCCTTGTCGGCCAGCGCGCCGAGCTTGTCCGTGCTCGCGGCGAGGCCGAGGCCGACGAGCCATGTGCGCAGCTTGTTCCGCGCGGTCTGCAATCTTGTAATTTCAGTCTGTGTGCTCATAAAATCCTCTCCTTAAATCGTCGCGAGCAGCGCGTTGATGTTGCCTACCTCCGCAAACACAGCGGCGGAGGTGACAGGCTTGGTGTTGTCCTTTTCGACTGCGTCCGCCGTATCGACGGACAGGGTGTTGGTTTCGGCGTCCAGCTTCAGGCCGGGGCCGATGTTGTAGCCGCCGCCGGAGCCGCCGCCAGCACGCACGGAAACGTTAAAGGAAACGTCGATCGGATCGCGGTTCTTGAGTTCAAATTCAATGCCGCCCATCACAACACCGCCTTTGAAAGCGCGTGCGCAACGTCGATCTGCTTGATCTCCGAGCCAATCACGTCACCGCTCTTGAATTTCACGCGCACCTGCATCTGGCAGAGCTTCGGGAGCCGAAAGGTCTCCTGCTGGGTGAGGGGAATGTGGAACTTTCCATCCGAGTATTCCGCTTCCCCCGGATAAATTTTTTTGAAATTGAATAAAGTGAACTCAACCGCCTTGACATCCGCAATATTGATGGGGGAACCGTTGTTTTTGATCGTAACATCGAGGCTGTACGCATCACCCTGTACCATGCTGCTCATACGTCTATTCCTCCATATCTTTCGTGGAATATCGCTCTAATTCTTCCGCGCTTTTCCTCTTCAAAATGTTTGCGATTTCCTCCTGCGTAAGCCACGGCAGCTTGCTCAGAATCGTTTCGTCGTCAAGGTAGCTCGCGGCAAGCAGCACCATCTGCGTCTGCTCCAGCTGGTTCACGATCTTCGAGCGCGTAAATGTCGGATCATCGTCAATGCCGATCAGTGCAAAAAGCTGATACAGGAAATCACCGACGCAGTATTCGAATTCGTCGACCTTGTTGTCCATCTGCTGGTATGCCGCCGTGATCTCGGTCGCCGTCTTTTGCCCGCCCTGTATTTTCGTGGTATCCAGCATCTGAAAGTCCCTGTAAAGATCGTCGCCGAGTCTGCTCAGCAGCGCTTCCCGCGCCTCGACTGGAATCGTAAGCGTGTGGGCCTCCGCCTTTGCGCCGTCGTCGTCCACAAGGCCGACTCCGATCCGCCGCATAGTTTCTTTGAACCGCGCCATATCGATTTCGTCCATGCCGCCTGCGTTGGAGATCGTCCAGTAGATAATCGATGCGTCATCTACGGTATCCGCGAAACCGGATTTGATCAGATCGTAGCAGTCAATTGCCTCGCGTTGGCCAACAAGCTCGGACTGCCGGGCGCGATTGCCGTACATGGGGATGATCGGGAATCCGGGGTAATTCTGATACTCCAAGATTTCTGTTCCGTCCACCTCAGACGAGGCTTCGACGGAGATATAGCCGCGTTTCGGTGCTAAAATCTCCATCTCTTTCCCGCTCCTGCGGATGAATTGTGTGAATCCGTCCGGTTCGTACAGTGTCGCCCGCAGCGGCTTGTTAGTCGCCACCTGCCAGAACCGAATACCGGCGCGAAGCGATCCGTTTTCCTCATCCAGCAGCGGCACAAATTCTAGGGCCGTGAACACTTCCAGATGATCGAGGTTCCAGAAGCCATAGGCCACGCCGCCGACGAGCGCCGAGCGCGCCAATTCCTGAATCTGATTGTCAAATTTTTTGCCGAGCCGCTTCTTGTTCTCGGCGTTTTTCAGTATCACGCCGTTGCTGAGCAGATACTGTGTTTCCTGCCGCATGAAAATCGGGAAGAATGCGCTGCGGAGCTTGTAATTTGCGCTATAGTTATCCGGGATAGCCTTCCCGGATAGCGTATAAAGCAGCTTCTGCACGGTAATGATGGTAACATTTCGGTGCTCATCGTATTCCCGCGCAATTTTTGCCTGCTGGTACAGATCCGAGTTTTTATGATCGTTGATCGCCGCCAGAACAAATTCCATCCTGTCCCGATCCGATTTTTCGGCGACCTCTAAAAAATCCTGATATGTTCTCATGCTTCACCTTCTTATCTCGCCAGCTCCGGAACATAGGCGTGCTTTTTGAATTTCTTTCTCAAAATCGTCATTACCATATACCGGCATTCGTCCATCGCGTGATCGTTTTCCTTTACAACGCGGTCGACTTCGCTTTTTTCGTCCCAGCGGTACAGGCCAAATTCCCGAATTGTATTTTCGCATCCCTCGTAAATCTTAACCTTCCCGGATGCCAGCATCTCGGATGTTGTTTGAATTCCGGCCATGACGTCATTTACTGCTCCGCGAACCTTGTATTCGTGATGTTTTTTGATGGTTGCAATAAAGGCGTCTGCCGACGGGTCGACGACTATGCACTGTATGTCTCGCCCGCCAGCCAAACGCCTGATTTCCGTGTAGTATTCTTCCGGGGATTTTTCTTCTTTTTCCTCCCGGCCGCAATAGTAGTATTCTGCGATCCGTACGGCCCGCTCACTTGTTACGTGCCACAGCCCTGCTGAAAATGGATTGTGCGTGCCATAGTCGACGGAAATATAATATTCGCCGCCCGTCGGAATCTCGTGCACAATGCAGTCTTCCCCGAATTTTTGATAAACAAGGCCTTCGGCCACTACCCAGCGCCCGCGCACATAGCGCTCGTAAAAAACGCCAGAATACATTTTTTCGAAGCGCTCGAGCGTTTTTTTGCTCAGTCCCGGATTATCCTGCATTTCGAAATGCAGATAGAGTGCATTTTTTTCGCTTTGGCGCAGAATCCAATCGTTGTAAAACCAGTGGTTGGGATTGCCGGGGTTGCAGGAAAACCATTGCCGTGCGCCGTCCACCGAGCATCTTGCAAGTGCCTGCTCCACGAAGGAGCGCGGCATAAGTACAACCTCATCCAGCAGCACGCCCGCCAGCGTGCGGCCCTGAATCAGGGCGTAGCTTGCTTCGTCCTTTCCGCCGAAGACTTCGAAATAATTTATTTTTTTTCCACGGCGGACCGTCAGAATCTTATCGCTGCGCCGCCATCGGATTGCATATCGTTCTCTCGCGAGCGACATCCCCAAAAACGGCGTTACGACGTTTTTGGTGCAGCTATCCACCGTTTTCCCGCAGAGGCCGAAGAGCTGATGATCGAAATTTTCCATTGCCCACCAAACGAAAGCCCACATCATGAGCGATGTTTTGCCGGAACGGACTGCGCCGTCGCAGATCAGGGCGTCGTAGCTCGTGTAGGGAAACGCCAGTATCTTTTTTTGCTTTTGGCTAATCATCATCCATCGTTTCCCTCAAGCTCATCCGCGAGTGTTCGCAGGCTCTGGCTCAGAGCGTCGTCCTGCGCTTTATTTTCAATCCGTTCGTCTCCCGCGTCGTCTTTCTGGCCAAGGTACTGCTTCCCAAGCCAGATCGCCATCGTGGCATTCTTTTCGGCCAGCCGCATTTGATGCCTTCTGAGAGATATTTTCCCCTTGCCTCTTTTTTGGCGAAAAACATCTGAAAAACCCGCTCCGTATGTTCGTTTGCACCATGCGTTCAAGGTGCGATCCGTAACGCCGAAAAAGTCCAGGATTTCTTCGCCCGTGCACTGCAAGGCACACAGGCTTTCAAACTGCTTTTGATCGATCTCTTTTCTGGGCCTTGCCATCCGTGCACCCCCTTGCGGCTCTTTGATTTAATAATTTTACCAGCAGCCCTGCGATCTATTGCTGCCATCGGCTTTTATTTCTTCTCTTTTTGGCTCGTTCCTTGATTACCTTTTTCGCTTTTGGGGTTTTCCCGGGGAACGTACCGCCTTCATGGCTCATATCTTACCACGTTTTTTCGCTTATTCTCCCCCAAATGGGGGACTTGCCGTCAATGCCTTCGTCTTCCGAGCAGGCCGTCCGTTGAGATATCGAAAAAATCTGCTATTTTTGCCACGGTTTCAGCCGATGGGCGGCGCTCTCCGGACTCGTATCGGCGGATTGTATTTCGCGATAGCCCGCATAGCTCCCCAAGTGCCTCCGGCGACATCCCATAGCGCTCCCGCAGTTTCCGCAGCTGTGCCGGGAAGCCAGGTGGGGGCGGCGTACTGCTCTTTTTGCTATGCTTTCTGCTCACGTCCTGCATTCCCCGTCCCTTTCCGGCTCGACGCCCTTGCAATCGGAGATATGGCGATACTTGGCGCAGCAATTCTCGCAACGCCAGTCATGGCAGATGCAGTCTTTCCGGGTGCATACCGGCTTTCTGTCTGCGCGTGGATGTGTGGTCGGTTTCCGGCTCATGCTGGTCGCTCCTTTCGTCTTAAAATGCTACTCATTTACGAGGTTTTAAGAAAGCGGCCTCGTTCCGCTTTGGATCAACTACATACTTATAATATTGATACCCGTACTTTGTCGCCCGGGCCTCGACGAGGATATAGCCGCGCGGGGCGACGGGCGGATGCTTGGGGCTGTACTCGCGCACGGCCTCGGTTGCAGGTTCCGGCTCTGGTCGAATGCAATTTCGCGTCGCCTTATACCGGTGGCCGCCGAACTCTTTTCTCCAATGCGCGTGCAGGTAGCTGGCAAGCGCTGTGTAGTCCTGCCCGTGGTCGACCTTATTGCCATGCTCATCTATGTAATAATTGTGCTTTCGCAGGTGCCGAACCTCGATCACGCTGCCGAGCCCCCAAAGCCCGCCGATAGCTTCTTCCGGGATTCCCTCTGTTACCAGGTGCAAATGGAAGCGATTGGTTGTTTTTCCTCTTCCGTAGAAAGCAACGATTTTGGCCTCCGGATAGTGATACTGCATTCGACGCACAAGGTTGTCGCGCACTCTTCGCATTTCCTCTGCGGTATGTACCTCGTTTTCTGCATCCAATGTCAGGGTGGAATACAGGCTTGTGGGTGAGAAATTGGCGTTCATCAGCGCAACGAGCCGATCCAGCGACTGCTTGCTGTTGAATTCATCGCGCTCCGCCTGCGTCTGGAAGCGCGGCTTGCGCGGCTTGCTGGTCTTTTTGTCCGCACCGTCGGACACGGTATACACGATCTGCGTACATACCGCCCCTGTAAACAGGCGGCGCTTGTGTCTCTTTGCCATCATCCACACCTCTTTCTCCCGGGCGGACAGAGCCGTCCGCCCCTACAGGTCTTCTGCCCGCTCAAAGCGTGGCCGGAGATTCCGGCCACCCGTTCAGCGTCAGCCCTTGTACCCGCACGCCATACACGTACATGTATCTTCCTCTTTGTCCCAATAGCAGTACCCGACGGCTCCGCACTTCGGGCAGATGCCCCACGGGCCTTTCTTACCCGCAGGGTCTGGCCCCGGGCCGATCGGTGTCTCGTCGTGCATTGCGTCCAGTTTGCGGCTCACGCGGCGTGCCGCGAGATATGCCAGCATGCCGAGCGCGAGCCAGATCAGCGCGGCGGAAAGATCCAGAAGCTCACTCAGCATTCGCCGCCTCCATTTCCTTGCGTTCCTGCATAAAGCCGTGCAGGAACAGCTCCAGCAGAGCGGCGGCGCGGTTGGTCAGCTTTGTGAAATCCTTTTTGCCGATCTGCAGCTTGCCGGTCGTAATAACTTCAGTCTCCGGGCGGCCAATGATCTGAATCGTCGGATTTGGCACCAGTTTCTTTTGGCCGTCCTCCACTATGAAAAGCGGCGGCGTGCACTGTTCCATGACAATGCGCGGCGGGTATGCCTCGCCCCGGAAGCTGGTATCCCAATTCAGCTTTTCGTAGTACGCGACAAAATTGTCTAGGTCGTGCGCAAAAGTTCCCATGATTTCTGCCATTTTAATGCTCCTTTCACACTTCCACGCACTCATCGGCGCGGATATTGATTCTTTTGCCGCCGGACTCGATCACATATCCCGGCGCTTTGAACATTGGGTACCGCTCCGCCCGGTATGTGGCTCCGATCCTTGGCTGGTATTCCGGCCATACCGGGACTTTGGCCGTTATGCGGATTCGGACGAGCCTGTGCGGCAAGCGCTTTTCGCCTTCCGGGCTCTCGGTGCGCAGGTCCTCCAGCTCCTTTGCAAGCTCCCGGCGGCGCTGCTCCAGTCTTTCTGCCTGCACTTTCCCGCGGCACTCCTTCGAGCAGCACCTTGTCTCCATCGTGATCGCGCTCGGCACTTTGTAAAATGTGGCCCCGCAGACCTGGCAGACCAGCGCGACCTTGTTGGATTTGCCCATGGTTTCACACTCCTTCGTCTGGGGGCCGGTATTCCGGCCCCCGTAGGCAGGACGGGCTTTCACCGTCTGCGCACCGGCGCGCCGCGCTCGCTTGACAAACGCTGCGCATTTCCGGGCGAGCCGCCCTTGACTGCCGTCAGGCGGCTTATAAAAAAGGAGGCAAGCGATGCACGAAGGCTATGCGAGACCCCCGTGTGGGGTAACGTTGACGGGGTTCCGTTCGCGCGCACGTTCCACACGCGCCTTTTATCCCCGGCGCACAGAGCTTGAGGGAGTTTCCTGTGCGCCGGGTGCAGCGGCCGGGGTGATCCTCCCGCAGCCGTCTCATGGCGGAGCGGCCGCGGCATAAGTCCGATAAAATATGTACCCCGGCTGATTGCCTATTCCTTGGTGCTGATATCCTTGTGCAGCAGGCCGTCCGCGCCCTTGACGAGCGGCAGCGCCCTGCGCCGCACCTGCTCATCCGGATTCCAGCCACATTTCAGGCAGCAGGCCGTCGTGCGGTTCATGCAGGCGTTCCCGCTTTTCGGCAGGCCGCACGGCATTCCCGGACTGCCCTCGTTTTTTTCTTCCGGCATATTAAACCTCCTGTATCTCTACCCCGAATTTCGAGCGCATGAATTTTTTATTGCGCAGGTATTCCTTTGTCCGCGTCGGCTTGGACTTGACGTCCTCGACGACGAGCTTGCCGCCGAATCGGTAGGAAAAGTCCGCCGTGTACCGCACTGCGCGAATGCGCTCACCGGCCTCGGTGATGTAGCTCTCCTGCAAGGTAAACTGCGGCTCCAGCCGCAGATCGGAGATGATCCCGGCCCGCAGCATCACCATCAGCTCGTCATACCGCCGCGCCTGCTTCCGGCTGTCAAACTTGATCCCGTTCCGCTCAGCCCGCTCGTTGTGATACTTTGCCTTCCCCTGGCTCCCCTTGTGAAGGGGAACTGGCGCCGCAGCGCCTGAGAGGTCGATCTGCTGCATGGCATACAGCTCCCGCATCCTCGGCGGCATGTCCGCCATCGATTCAAACCGCAGCCCGCTCATTCGGCTGCACCATCCATCTTTGCCCCGCATAGTCTGCAATAATAGCTGTCGTTAGATTCTGCGTTGCCGCATTCACTACAAGTGAATACACCGTCTTCATGGTGAATCCACCGCCCATGTCGCACCTCCGCAACGTCGGCGGCGGGCGCGTTTCTTATCTCTCTTAGTGCAACTGAATACGCATAATGCTCACCAGATTCTTCCGTTGTGTGCTCCTCGTAATACTTCATCCGCGCAACTAAACTGCTCCTATCAAGATACTCAGCGATCATTTGAATGGTTTGCCTCCTTATCGAACGATGAAAGCACGCTGTCGTCCAAAAACGCACGCGCCGTGTATTTCCCGCCGCATTCGCACGGCTCTTTTGTCCGGTAAACTGTCCAGTTCGGAGTCGATAGCTTGTTGTCCACCGGCGCGACCTTCCCACACCGCTCGCAGACCGGCGTCATATCCATCATGTTTTTACGTTTTTCCATTCTTCTTGCCCTCCATTCTTGCCCGCAGCAGCTTCGCGTACAGTTTGATCGCCAGCGTGTCCTATACCACACCGGCGTTTGTCTTCCAGCGCGGCTTTGCCGTCAGCCCCCAGTTTGCATGGTTCCGGCTCGTGCCGATAGACATGAGGATCTTTCTTGCGCGTTTTCTGGTCATGCCTTGCCCTCCGTTTCCTCGGCGGAATTGCGCGTCAGTACCCACAACTCCCCGGCTCTCTTGAGCCAGTAGAGCCAGTCCGCCATAATTGCATCAATCACCGCAGCCGCCTTGTCGTGCGGCATGGCGAGAATCGCCTCCGAGGAAAGCTCCGTCGTATTATCTTCCATCACGGATTCATACAAGCGGCTACGGATTGGGATTCTGCAATACTTTTCCTGTCCATCAATTGTCCCACGGATTACTCCCTGGTTGCTCATGCCTTTCCCTCCATTTCCTGCAAAGCCTTCTCGGCTTCTTCTCGGGTTAAAAATACGGTTTTGCCGATGTCCTCCGGCCTGATCGTGCCGAGCCCTAGCGTATTCAGCACGGTTCGCCCGTTCAGCGTGCTCACATCCGATACGGTAAAACTATATACCCGCTTAACCGGGTGATTGCAGTACGTCCACAGTTCATCTCCCTGCCTGCACGGCAGCACCACCACGCGCCCGTCCTTGTCTGCCTCGGCAAGCTCGCGGAGGCGATTTGGGATTTTTCCTTTGGCTCCATCCAGTGTCCCGACATAATACGCCATACTGCTTTTAACCGTCTCGTAGCACTCACAGCCAGTGGCGCTACGCTGTGCCATCGGCTCGCCGCATTGTCTGGAGCACGCAAAAAAATGGATGCACTCTTCACAAGCTCTTTCAAGATTTTCTTTAGGTGGCATTATTCCCCTCCGGCGCTTCCGGCAGCGGCATCCAGTGGGTGACCTCCACGTTTTGCCCCCATGTATCAAACCATTCGCCGTATGCGTAATTTGCAATGAGTGCATCCCCGTCAGCATTTAGCGCAAGCTGCGGCATATCATACTCTGGCGTTTTTTCTGTCACGGAAATCCACCGCTTCTTCTCCCGCAGCGCGTCCCTCTCGGCTTCTGCCTCCGCCCGCTGGGCGTTCAGCTCTTTTGCCATCTCCCGCAGGAATGTGACGCTCGCGTCTCGCGCCTGCTTTTGTGCGCGCTTTGCCGGGCTCGACGCCAAAGCGCTGCGCAGCGCTCTGTTTTCTGCCGTAAAATGTTCAAGCTGAGCCGCCGCCTCGCGCAGAATCTGGCAGCCGTGGACGTTGCAACTGTGCTCATACCCGCAGCCAAGGCACGAGAGGCTGCCGGTTTCCACGCGCAAGCGCCTCAATGCCTTTACAATCTCCTCATTCGTCATGCTGTGCCCTCCATCGCCTTCCCCCACGCGGCCAGTTGGGCGCGGAGGGCTGCGCAGAGCTTTCCGGCCTTATCCTCGTCCTTGATGTGGGAAATAGCCTGTGTAAGCTGATTAAAGGCTGCCTGCCACTGGTAGAAATACAGCTGTGCAGCCGTCACGTCCTTGTCGGACATGGCAAGCTTTTTGCGCAGCGCCTCGACTTCTTCGGTCAGGCGCTCCTTTTCCGCGTCCGAAGAGGCGGTTTCCGCCATTGCCTTTGCCGCCGCCAGCTGCTGTTTCAGGCTCTCCGCCTCCTTGCGGACGCGCTCGATCTCCTGTTCGGTCTTTGTGGTTTGCTTCCGCCATTCGTCGGTCTTCTTGCGCAGCTCCGTTTCCGCCTGCGCCCGGACCTTGGCCTCCGCGTCCCGGATCGCCTGCTCGTCGCGCTGGACAGCTACCTCGACGGGCCGGTTCTTGAGCGCCTCCAGCTCGTCCGCCATGCGGCAGGCCTCGTCCTTCGCGGCGGTCAGCTCATCCTCCATGCCGCGCAGCTTCTCATAGGCCGCCTCGGCCTCTTTCTTCGCGTTCTCGGCGCGGAGGGAATCGCTGTTTGCCTGCCGCATGGCGCTTTCGCGCTCCTGCCGGGCGGCGTCCCGCTCCTTGATCGCTTTTTCCAGTTCCCGGGCGGAAAGATTCTCCGCGTCGACTGCTTCTGCAAATTCCTCGCGCTCGTCTTCCGGTACGGCCAGAAGCCGCAAAGCATTGGAAATGCTGAGATTTTGCAACGTTGACGATTCTGGCACATCCCCGAAAATGCCGATCTGCGCCGCGCCGTACTCGTTGAATACCCGCATAAATCTGGTAGCGGTCGCCTGGGAAAACTCCGTATTTTCCCTCAGCCACGCGCCCCAGCCGCCATACGGGACCATGCTCTTTGCGGCCTCCAGCCGCCGGCCGATCTCGACGCCATAGTAAAGCGTCATGGCCTTTGCCTGCCGGGTCAGCTCGCGGATCTCCGCGCCCAGCTTTTCCGGGGATACCATCAGATTCTGTTCACTCATGCCGCTGTCTCCTTTTTCGTTTTCGCTCCGGCGCGTTTCATCCGCCGGATGCGTTCGAGCCATCTGTCTACAAATTCTTGCACTTCCTTTGTCGGCGCACAGTTCCGCAGGCCGTGGTTTTGAAGTTCTTTCACTGTTTTCAGTTCCACCTGCAGGGTAAACCACGGCTTGTCCGGTGCATCCGTGCGGCGGATGAAGAAAATGCAGCTGTCTCCGCGCGCCACAATCTCGCCGTAGGTTCCGACGCAGTGGTGAAGGGCTCTGCCCTCGTCGATCAGCTCTTCCTCGGTGCGCACCGGCCGGATGCAGATCCCAGCGTCTTCCCAGGCCCACGCCTCCAGCGGCGCGACGGCCTTCTCAAATGCCGGGCGGCGCTTTTCAATCTCGGCCTGCTCCCTGCGCTTTTCTTCCTCATTCCGCGCGATCCGCTCCGCTTCCACCAGCCGGTCGTGCTCGCGCTTGAGGCTTTTCGGGAGCTGGACGTGCTCGTCCCGCAGGTCAAGCCCTTCGCGCCGGGCCATGTTCCAGTAGTCCAGCAGCATTGTGATGTCGGACTTTTGCCGTTCCAGATACCGCAGGCAGCGCATGACGGTCAGCCGGCCGCGCAGCAGCTGCATACGTTTGCCGCCCGCAGCGTCCGGCAGCAATGCTTTTTCGCTGCACAGCTTGTTCAGATTGTAGATCTGCAGCTTTTTCAGCAGGTTCCAGTCCTCCGGCAGCTTTACCGGCTCAAGCGCCCGCACCATCTTGTATTTTGCAAGATCGTCCTGCGTCCACTTCTTCCGGACGCAGAGCGCAAATTCCTGTTTGCTCAGCCCCAGCATCCGGGCCGGCCGCTTCTGCTTCCAGTCGATCCATTCCAGCTGTGCGCTGTGCACGCCGCCGTAATACCTCTGCGTATCCCGCGTGATCGCCTTTGCGACCATGCCCCCGCAGCCCTGCACGATCAGGTTCTCGATGTTCCGGTGCTTCTGCCAGAGGCGCAGATAGGCAACTGGCCGCGCCTCGTCTCCGGCCGCTTTCATGTATTGCGGCAGAGCGGCGTTCTCAATGGTCGTGCCCGCAAGGTCTTTCGGTTTTCGGAACCAGTCCCCCGGCTCTGTCGCGCCCCATCTGTCGTCGCAGCGCTTGATCTGCTTCCAGTGATCAAAATAGTGGAGCGCGGACATACATCTCTGATACCCTGTCAGCCGGACGGCCTTTTTCTGTTCAAAAACATAGGCCTCATACGGCCACATCCGGTAAACTTTCCGCGCGTCCTTTCCGATGTTCCGCTCCGCCCGCCAGCCTAGCAGGACGAATTTGCTCCCCAGCTGCCACGGTTCGCAGAAATAGACGTTATCGTCGATCCCGCCCCGTGAGAGCTGCCCGATGTGCTTTGCCCGGAGCTCCGCGCCGCACTGCGGGCACTGAAGCTTGTCTTCCGGGCCGATCTGCATGACGCCGTTTATAAATCCGAACGGCGCCCAGCCTTTTCCGCAGTCCGCCCCTCTGACCTTCTCGGCGATCCAGCTGCCGCCGCAGGCCGTGCAGGCCACGGAGACTGCGTTTTCCCGTATGCCGGTCAGCGCATCGCGGTAATATGTATCCCGGTATACCGCGTATTCGGACTTGAATTTCGTCCGGATGCACCAGTCCAGCGCTCCCTCGGACGGCTGCCTCGGCAGCCGCTCCTCATAATCGATCTGTTCGCTCATCCGAAGAAATCCTCCAGATTCACGATGTTTCCGGCCGGTGCAGGAGGTGCGGCGGGTTCCTGCTTCGGCGCTTCCGTCTGCTCCGGCAGGCCGAAGTATTTGCGGATGATCTTCTCGGCCTCCTGGCCGGTGCAGCAGCTGCCGTTTTTCTGCGCGAACGCTCTGATTTCGGCCTCGCAGCCCTTGAGGCTCATGCCTCCATGCTTCAGATCGTCCAGCACCAGCTTTGCCGCCGCCTCATCTGGCGCGATCATCTCCAGCAGCTGCTCGCCGCACATCCAGACCGGGCCGCGCGGCCCCTGCTGCTTGCGGATGATCTCCGTTGCCTCTTGCAAATATGGATTTTTCATGCTATACTCTCCTTGTACTTGATTTTCACAGAGAAGCGCAGGCTTCTCCGCCCTCGACCGGTTCCAGCCGGGCGAGGGCATTTTTTATCCGAACATTCTGTCCGGCTGGTATCCAAGCTTGGCCACGCTGGCCGACTGGTGGTATTCCGGCCGCTTGAAGCTGTAGCCCCAGCGTTTTGCCGCCCAGAATAGGGCCGCCGTTTCGTCCGCGGCGTGTACCGTAAGCTGCCGCCCTGCGTAGTTCACCACAAAATAGTGCTTCCCGGCATAGCCCGGCTGCTCGACGATATCCGCGCGCCTCGCGGGCCGCTCGCCCGGATAGCTGATACTATTTTGCCGCATAGCTTTTGCCCCTCCTGTCTTTATTTGCCGCCCGCTCGATCTGCCGGATGGCGGCTATGTCCGGCTCCAGACTGAGTTTGGCCCGGTGGTTGATGTCGTAGATGTAATTCCGGATGCTCTCATAGAGCGTCCGGCTGCAGCACCGCGCGCTGCATCCCGGCTCCCGGCCGGGGCAGTCCTTCGCGCACGGCGACGGGATCTGCCGCATGCGCGGCGCGTAGATCTGCGCCGTCATAGCGCTTCGTCCTGCACGCACTGGAGCCAGTACGCCAGCTTTTGCAGCCGCGTCTCCTGCGCCAGCAGCGCGTCCGTTGTTTCGTGGTCGACGCGCGGCATTTCGTACAGGAGCGCCCGATCATTCTTGAGGTCGTCCGCGTAGGCGTTCACCGCCTCGATCACGTCCGCCAGCTGGTCAGGGCGGAAGTTGACCGGGATCTTTCGCTCCGTCACAGCCAGATCCCCGTCAAAAACGTCGTCAGCGACACGCCGCCGAGGACGGCGGCGATCTCCGTCGCGTGGGCGCAGCCCGCGATGATGCACAGCGCGAAGCCCACTCCCGACAGCCAGATGCACCCCAGCCGCGCCAGCCGTCGCATGGCCTTGCGCCACTGGTAGATTGCCATGATCCGCGCCCGGCGCTCTTCCGGGCTCTCTTTTTCGACTTCCCGCGGCGGCTCATAGCCGATCCGCCGCTCTGCAAGATTGGTTCTCATTCTGCAAACTCCTTCCTCCATACCGGGCTGTCCTCCCGGTTCACGCAGCAGCGCATGGTTTCCTTGAATTCCTCGCCTATTCCCCGCTGGCAGAACGCGGCATAAAATATGTTCAGGATTCGCGCGGCAGCAGCGCTCAGTTCCAGCGCGCTGCCGGATAGCGCAGATACCGTTTTTTTGCCGTCCATGCCGATCTCGACGTGTACCTTCCCGTTATCCATTGGTTTCCTCCTGCATCCGCCTGACGAGCCGCGCCAGACGGGCGTTTTGTGTCACGAGCTTCTGCGCGTCCAGATCCATCCCCTTGCGCTTCAGCCCGTTTATGATCTGCGCCGTCTGGCACTCACAGACCAGCGCCGCCTCGATCAGATCATGCAGCTCCTGCCCGCTCAATGTGAGGGTGTAGGTCTTTTCCTTCCCCATGGGTCAGCCTCCCGCCTCCCGCACGTCGCACGTCAGGCGGAAAAGGCTCAAAAGCTCCTTGATCTTCATGGCCTTACCTCAACATCGACCGGGAATTCCGTGTGGAAGTACATCTTGTAGTGGTACGGGTCTGTGTGCGTCCCGGAAATGTCCTCTACCACGTAGAGAGTGTAGTCGTTCAAGTATATGTAATTCTTCTTGTACTCGCCGGGGCCGACCTTGCAGGTCACGACCAGCTCACTGCTTCCGTTATTAGAAATGCTCATGTAACCCTCGGTCTCGAGGATGATCTTGTCTGTCCGGGCGTTGTATACGGTGATCCGGCGCTCGGATTCGAAATAATCCGCCTGCTTGCTGATGTTGGCATTGACCTTGTCTGCCTCCGAGCAGCCAGTCAACATGGCCGTAATCAGCAGTGCCAGCAGAGCCGCCGCAATCAGGGACACGACGGTGGTGGTGGTTTTGGCTTTTCTCATGGTGTTCAGTATCCTCCTTTGTTCCTCCTCATGCTCCGAGAAACCGCAAAAACGGCTCTCTCGGGATCTTTACTCTGTGCTTGCTTGTGCAGCAGACCGGGAAGCCCAGCTTTTCAGGCTGTTCCCTCGCCATCAAGCGAAGCCATTGCGGGGTACAGCCGAGCACCTGCGCCGCCTCGCTTGCGAGGATTGTGGGCTTTGACATTGCCCGGATATCGTCCAGCGTCATTTTTCCTCCTTTCTGCGTTCGATCACGGCCTTAACCGCGTCTTCCAAGCGCTTCCTTGCGCCCGGCGGATTTCTTTTCCCGTTCAAGATCATGGACAGATAGCCTTTTGTAAGTCCAAGCTCTGCGGCAAGATCGTCGTATGAAACACGCGCATTGTGCATTTTCCCGATCAGTACGCCTGTCCATTTTTCAGGCATATACACACCTCCATTCTGTTAAAATTGTTGACTGCAACGCCCCAGACGTGCTATACTGTCCTTAGCCCTTTTAGGTAAATTCGGGAGGTGGTTTTCATGACCAAACTTTTGAACTTGCCAGTTCCAGACCAAAGAAACGGCGTGATGCGTTAGGGCAAGGGGCAGCGCCAGAACTGCCAAAGTGAGCGGCGCGTCATAGAAGCGTAAGTTCGTTTTGTGTCAGGATGGCATTGCCGAGCCGGTGGAAAGAACTCTACCAATTCGGACGGATGCAAAGTAATGCAGACGACCATCCTGTGCAGCGCGTTCTGGTAAACAACTCTGGGGAAACCCGCTCGTGAACGAACCACGGGCGGCTTTTCTTTTCGCCGCAGTCAACTTTTGAAATTTGTTGTTGAAATTGTTTACTGTTTGTGCTACTATGAATTTGCGAGAAACACATTAGCATTGGCGCAAGCGTTGATTTGCTTGGGTCTTGTCTGTTGCAAACTTTTTCAACCACAAGGCAATAATACATCAAACATTCTCAACTGTCAACCGCTATTTGCAAACTAATTCAACTTTCGTCGTATTTAACAATTCCAGAGGTGTATTATTGTGTTTTATGACAACTTTGTTGCGCTTTGCGCTTCTGTAAACAAAACCCCTGCATACGTTGGCCGAGAACTCGGAATTGACAAATCAACAATAAGCTGTTGGAAAGCGCGGAAGACAAAACCCTCTGACGTAAATGCGCAAAAAATCGCCGACTACTTCGGCGTAACAGTAGAAGAACTGATGGGCAAAGGCATAAAAAAAGAGCGCCCCGCCGATGGCGAAGCGCTTATTCGTGACTTGCCGGAGGATATCCAGCAGATTATTCGGATTTGCATGAATCGTCCCGAACTTGCATCCGCTCTATTAAATCTTGCGAAGCAGATAGAAAAAGATTGAGTTTTTCGGGCGTGAATCTTGATATAGTTTCCACCAATTCCTTGATTGTCGCGGCTTCTTTTTCGTTCATTTCAGTTCCTATCTCCGTTCTTCCAAATTCCGACGTTTATTTTTGTGCAGCTTCTACATTGCGGTTGCTGGTTCTAAGTGGTAATATGTAATTGTTTACAAACCATATAAGGAGTGCCGCATTGATGACTAAAAATGAATATATTGTGCAGTGCCCAAGATGCGGGGCAGAGTTCCCGGAACAGGAGAAGTTCTGCCCGCACTGTGACACGCCGAACCGGAAGATGATCTGCCGCTCCTGCGGCGCTCAGATCAACGCCAGTGAACGCGTTTGCAAGGTATGCGGCGCAAAAAACAGGAGAAAGACCGGCTCTTCGAGGAATTTTATTCTGATCGGAGTCACCATATTGGCCGCTCTCTGCATCTTGCTCTTTCCGAAGCAGCCTAAGCAGGCGGATCAGCCGCCCGCACAGGCACAGGAGGCGGTTTCCCAGACGCCGGAAACGCCTGAACAGTCCATCGCGCAGGATGCACCTGAACAATCTTCGCAATCCTTCAACGCGGAAAAGCACTCCGGGACGTTGTTCAGCGGTGGGACAGTCGAAATCACAATTCCGTCTGACTACATAGGCGAAGACGTCACGCAGGATGAGCTTGACGCAGCAGTCGAGCGGACAGACGGCTTCAAGTCCGCCACGTTGAATGCGGACGGCTCCGTGACGTACGTTATGACGGAAGCCTGCCACAAAAAGCTGATGCAGGATATGGCGGAGCAGATCGACAGCAGCCTCGCCGATATGGTAGGCTCTGAGGACTACCCGAACGTCACCGCGATTGACGCCGCAGACGACTACACAAAATTCACCGTCACGCTGTCTTCCGACACTGTAAGCTTCCAGGAATCTATCATGGCTCTTGCATTTTATATGAGCGGCGGCCTGTACCACTATTTCAGCACGGGTGAGCCGGTTGACAATATCAATGTCCGCTTTATAGATCAGTCTGGCAATCTCTTGCAGGAAGCAAATTCAAAGGACATCAACCCAGATGCGCTCTCTTCTGACGTCAATTCCGACGTCAGCGAGGCAGACCCCCCTATGGAAACTACTTCTCCAGATCCTTCTCAGGGTAAGTCCGCTGGAAAATTCGTCGCAAGCAAGGATAGCGACAAATTCCACAAGCCGAGTTGCCGATGGGCCAAAAAGATACTAAGTGAAAACGAAATCTGGTTCGATTCCTCTGACGACGCCATAGCCGCCGGATACGGCGCTTGCGGCACTTGCAATCCAAGATGATTCAGATCAATGCAGCACGCGCGGCCCCCGGCGTTCTTCCTGCTCCCGGCCTATGTCGGCGACGCAGGAAAAGAGCAGCGGCACGCCCTTGATGTAGTCCACGCTGACGCTGTGCACGTCTGTCAGCTTCGCACCGTCGACCGTCACGTCGACCCTCCCATTGTTTACCCGGATGTTGATGCACTCCATATTTTTTCCTCCTGTCATTTATTATAGAACGATTGTTCTAAAAATCAACATGGTATTATAAACAAACAGACCGCGTTATTTTTGGGAATCAGGAATCCGATGGTGTACAGTTTATGGGACTGATGATTTGATATAATATTTGGTTTGCCCGGCCCCATCGTATCTGGAACATACGGTGGGGCCATTTCAACAGATGCCGGATCCAGGAACTATCTGCTACGTTTTCATTGTACCAGATAATGTTTGTAAGAAAAGGGCGAATCCTGCGTTCTTGTCATATGTTTTGCATTTTTATATGGAAAATGTAAGAAATAAAACTGAAACTTACGAATGGAGGCGTAATCATGTCCGCAATACAGGATCTCGCTCCGTTTATCGGCGCGTATCAGGGGAAGATCAGAAGGGCAAAAGATGCAAGCGGGATGACGTTGGAGGAGCTGTCGAACGAGTCCGGCGTTTCCTTCTCTGCCGTGAGCCGATTATACGCTGGAACACAAGCGGATCCACGGCTTTACAACTCGGCTGCGCTATGCAAAACGCTCGGGTTGTCGCTCGACGAGCTGTTCGGCCTTGAAAATCGCGTCGGAAGCCCGGAAAAGCTGACCAAGCAGATCCATCACGTCGAGCTTGAAAACGCCAAACTGGAGGCAACAGCGGCCGTGCAAAGCGCACAGATAAAGTCTACACATACAATGTGTTACGTCCTCGCCCTGTTTTGTATGCTGCTCTCCTTTTCTCTGATTGCCTGCCTTGTGACGGATGCGCAGAGTCGGAGCGCAGGCCTCATTCGCGATGGAGATTTGTCCGTAGCTGCATGGGTTTGCATTGCCCTGATCGTAGGTTCAGCGCTGGCTTCGGCAATTACTTTCTACGCGATCCGAAAAGAACGTGGAGGGAAACATGGAGTGCATCAGGTGTAAAAAAGAAATCCCAGACGGCGCGCCCTACTGTTGCTGGTGCGGGAAAAAACAGGAAGCGCGGCGAAGCCGGACGCGCGGGAACGGGCAAGGAAGCGCTTACCAGCGAGGGAAGACGTGGACGGCGCGTTGGACAGAAAGAACTTACCTAGACGAGAACGACAAGCTTCGGCAAAAGATGCGAACAAAAGGCGGGTTTACATCAAAGCGCGCCGCCCTCCAATATGCCGCAAACCCTCCGAAGGAAGAGCAGCGAAGCCCCACTCTCAGAGAATACTACAAAACATATCTGCGTGGGGATTATCTATCCTTATCGGCTGATCGTCAGGGCGCGGCGGAAAAGGCATTCGAGCGCATGAGAGAAATCGCCGACCGTGAGATCGACGCGCTTACCATCGCGCAGATACAGGATGTTATCGACCGCAACGCCAGCACCTATTACACGCGGAAAGATATGAAAACTGTCCTCTCCCACTGTTATAACCTCGCAATCGCAGAAAAGCAAACAACCGTGAATCTTGCAAAGTACATAAAGCTTCCGGAATTGGAAGAGAAGTCGCCGGAACCGTTTACCGACGCCGACGTAAAAAAGCTATGGGAAGCGTATGCAAAAGACCACTTCATTGGGTTTATTTTAACGATGATTTATACCGGCATGATGCCCGGTGAGCTTCTGAAACTCAAGAAAGATATGATTGACTTTGAAAAGAATGAGATCGTCCGAGGCGGCATAAAGACAAAGAAGCGGAAGGAGACGCCTATGGTCTTCCCGGATTTCGTTGCGCCGGTGCTGCATGAACTATGCGAAGAAAGCAAATCGCGCGTCGGAAATATCTGCTGCATAAACAAAGATAATTTTTACAAGAGATATTATGAGTGTTTGGAGCTTGCCGGAGTGCAAAAGCTACCACCTTACTCATGCCGCCATACAACCGCTACAGCCCTCGCGATGAAAAACATCGACCCGTTTACGATCAAGGAAATCATGCGCCACACGAAGATAACGACTACCCAACGGTACGTACACCCGGACATGAAAGGCATGGTCGATGCCGTAAATCAGTTGCAAAACGACTCGACAGAGTGAATTATGTATGCTACAAAATATGTTACAAACGCCAATTTCCCCAGTGTTTTCAATGGTTTTTTCTCCCCTGCTAAGGGAGTAGGCGTCTAAAAAGCGCGCGAGAGTTCAAATCTCTCCTTCCGCGCCAGAAAAACCTTGAAAACATCTGTTTTCAAGGTTTTTCTTTTATCAATTTTCCGTTGCTTCAAGCGGTTCGGGCGTCCAGAATTCCGTGTGGCGGCTGCTTTGGCCGGTATCTTATCATGCTCTATTGCATGGAGCTCTACAATATTCTCTTTTTCGACTGGTTCCTGCTCTGCCATTCAAACTTCTTCCCGCATTTTTATCCCGAGCTGAAGGGCATCGTAGGGCCGCATATGTTCGGCTACAATAAAAGGACGCACATCCTGCACTTCCTGCTCTATATCCCCCTCTGCGCCGTGATCGCAGGGATCTGCATGATTTTTAAAACGCCCCTGCGCCGCCCTGTCATACCGGCGATTCGCCGGTATGTTTTTCGCAACTTTTCTGCACCTTCCGCTTGACAAGCAGGAATATCTGTGGTAAT